GTGAACAGTCACAAGCATCTTCATTCGGTGTACTGAGTGAGGCTGACGCCAATCAAAGTACCGCTGCTGTCAAAGGTCCTGATCCAGTGCTTATCTCATTGGTTCGCCGTGCAATGCCTAACCTTATTGCATATGATGTTGCAGGTGTCCAGCCTATGAGCGGACCTACCGGCCTCATCTTCGCAATGAAGGCTCGCTACGGGGATGGTAGTCCAATCGTTACTAGTGACACTGAAGCTCTCTTCAACGAGGCTGACACTGACTTCTCTGGAGCTGGTACCCACGCTAACGGACCCTTTGATTCTCCTGAAGCTGGTATTACAACTGGAACTGGTATTGTTACCAATACAGCTGAAATTGCCGCGACGGGGCTTGCTGAGATGGGATTCACTATCGAAAAGTCGACTGTTACTGCTAAGACTCGTCAGCTTAAGGCTGAGTACTCTATGGAGCTTGCTCAAGACCTCAAAGCTGTTCACGGCCTTGACGCTGAGTCCGAGCTTGCTAACATTCTTTCCGGTGAGATCCTCGGTGAAATCAACCGTGAGGTGATTCGCAGTATCGTTGTTACTGGTAAGAAAGGTGGAGTTGGCGCAACTGAGGCATTCGACCTTGTTGCTGATGCTGACGGTCGCTGGGCTGTTGAGAAGTTTCAGTCTTTGATCTTCCAGATCGAGCAAGAAGCTAATGCAATTGCTACTGCTACACGCCGCGGCAAAGGTAACTTCGTTATCTGTTCGAGCAACGTCGCTTCTGCCCTTGCAGCTGCTGGTAAGCTCACTTTCGCAGGTGAAGGTGAACTCGCTGTTGATGCTACTGGTAATACATTTGCTGGTACTCTCAATGGTCGTCTTAAGGTCTACATTGATCCTTATTCTTCGACTGACTACGCTACTGTTGGTTATAAGGGGACTTCCCCATATGACGCTGGTATGTTCTACGCACCATACGTGCCTCTCACAATGGTTCGCGCTATTGGAGAGAACAGCTTCCAGCCTAAGATTGCCTTCAAGACGCGTTACGGTCTTGTTGCTAACCCAATCACTGGAGTAGTTGACGGAATCGGAGCAGCTAATACTAACCCTTACTACCGTACCTTCCGCGTTAAGAATATTAACGTTGGTGGACAGAGCTAGTAGAGTTTAAAAGCTATATTTAAGAGGGTCCTCGAAAGGGGGCCCTCTTTTTTGTATAAATATTATTATGGCTCAGAATAATTTAACTGCTAACACCAATCTTCTTTCTCCAGTAGGTTTTAGACTCACGATTAACCGGCAGAAGTACGCTAATACAGAGTACTTTATAACAAGCTTTGCACTGCCAGAAGTGACATCGGGTGAAGTTCAAATGAATTTTAGAGGAGGAATTTCCTATCAAACAAGTGAAACGCGGCAGTTCGGAGGACTGAATTTGAGGTTTGCTATTGATGAGGATATGAAGAACTATACAGAAATATACAATTGGCTAAAGGACAATACTGAAAAACACGAAGTCTCTGATATGATTCTTTCTGTAATGTCAAGCCACAACATTGTCAATAAGCAATTTCAGTTTAAGAACGCGTTCCCCATTTCATTAAGCGGTGTTGATTTTAATGTGCAATCAAACGATGTTGAATACGCACAAGCCGACGTATCGTTCAGATACGACGAATTTATGATCATAAAATAAGAATAAATAATACTATATGATGGATCTGAATAACATTTTAATTATGTGGAAAAAGGACGCGGTAATCGATGACATTTGTCTCGATGAAGAAACGATTAAATCTTCTAAACTGCACGCGAAATACCTAGAGCTCTTTTCTATGGCAAAACTAATGCTTAAGAAAAAGGAAATGGAGCATGGCTCTACGAAAAAGGATAAGTGGTTGTATTATACCGGGAAGATGACCAAAGATGATATGGACAGCCGCGGCTGGAAATACGATCCATTTGACGGTATGAGCAAACCTATGAAATCTGACATGGATATGTATTATTCTACAGATGAAGATCTTGTCAAAATTAAGGCTCAGGTCGATTACCAGAAGACCATTATTGAAACTCTCGAAGAAATTATGAGTAATATCCGATGGAGGCATACTCATATAAAGAACATATTGGACTTTAAGAAATTCACCTCTGGCATGTAATGCTGACAGCACACAAAAAAGACGAAACTAAAGTAGTCCTTAGGTCAGACGATTCTGGCATTCTAATGGAACTAAGCGAATACTTTACCTTTTATGCAGAAGGTTATAAGTTCATGCCAGCCTACAGAAACAAATTGTGGGATGGTAAGATACGTCTTTTTGATTCGAGATCACAGACTATTCCTTATGGTTTGATGAAAAGAGTCGCTGATTTTTGCGCTGAGAGAGGTTACAAACTAGTGCACGATGAGTCACTAAAAAACCATAGCTTCCACGAAAGAGGAGACCTCGAAAAATTTATAGAAGGATCTGTAATTAGTCTGAAGGAGAAATTGATTCGGCCGAGAGATTACCAGCTTGACGCATTTGTACACGGAGTACAGAACAAAAGAGCCATATTAATTTCACCTACTGGTTCGGGAAAGTCACTCATTATCTATATGCTGATGCGGCACTATTTGAACAATGAGATGGATAAGAAAGTGCTGGTCGTTGTTCCAACTACTTCCTTAGTTGAGCAAATGTATAAAGACTTTGAATCTTATTCTTGGCAAGACAGCTCATTCGACGTTGAAGAAGATGTTCATAGGATCTATTCAGGCAAAGAGAAAATAAACTTTGAAGCTTCAGTAGTTGTTACTACGTGGCAAAGCGCTATTAAATTGCCTCAGTCGTGGTTTGTTAATTATGGTATGGTGATAGGAGATGAGGCTCATACGTTCAAAGCTAAGTCTCTAACTACAATAATGAACCGATTAGTGAATGCTGGTTTTAGGATTGGTACTACAGGAACAATCGACGAGGCAGTCTCTAACAAGATGACGCTTGAAGGAAACTTTGGGCCTGTATACGATGTCACTACAACAAAGAAATTGATGGATGCTGACACTCTCGCTCAACTCAATATTCAGTGTCTGGTTCTTAAGTATGCCGAAGAAGAGCGGAAGATATGTAAAGGCCTAAAGTACCAAGATGAGATTGATTTCATTGTTAGTCATGAAAAGAGAAATCGTTTAATTGTAAATCTAACGTGCGATCAAGAGGGCAATTCTTTAGTACTATATAACCTAGTTGGCAAACACGGGAAACCGCTCTATAATGCATTTGTTAAAAAGCTTAAAGGGACAGGAAGAAAGGTGTTTTTTGTGTCAGGCGCTGTAACTGCAGAGGAAAGAGAGAGAATCCGGGAATTGACCGAACAAGAAAAAAACGCTATTATCGTAGCGAGCGTAGGAACATTTTCAGTGGGTATAAATATTATTAACCTACACAACATCGTCTTTGCCTCTCCTACAAAATCACAAATACGTGTTTTACAATCGATTGGTAGAGGCTTACGGAAAACCGCGGATGGACGAGGTACAACAATTTATGATTTAGCCGATGATCTTTCATGGAAAACCAAGAAGAATTACACGCTCAATCACGCAATAGACCGCGTTAAAATATATGCTAAACAGAAATTCAAATATGAAATACACGAAGTACCACTATGAATGAAGCGCTTAAAGATTACATGAGAGATTTCTGTTTGATTGGTTATAGACTCGTTGATGGCAGTCATATCATTGCAAATGAAGATCACTACAATTCTGATGAAAAAGCCTTCTATGTAAGTGGTGCAGTGCAGGTCAATGTGTGCCCCGAAGGTAGAATGTTTCTCGCTCCGTGGCTAATTAATGACATTGATGAACTAGTACGATTACTAGATTCTAATATTATAGCATCATCTCCACCGATTGACGACATTGCAATCCAATACCACCGGTATCTTCTAATAAGTAATCTTAATGGTGTTTTATCACCAAATGAAATCAAGGCTGTTATCAATGAATTGTTTAATACTGGATTAGATAAGGATGATAGTGATGGAGGTATCTTTAATAAGTATCCATCACTAAAGCCAAAGGATTTAGAATGGAGAAAGCAGTGGAAGTCAGGATTCAGTAATTGAGTTCTCTTTTGTTGTTCTAAGAATATTATACCCTATTCTGTAAACTATGTAAACCAAATAATGCACAAACGCGTAAATATGTTATGTACAAACGCGTTATATTAGGGTATAATACATCTACAGAACATGAAAAAGAAACCTAAAGACCGACCGCATTATGTCAACAACAAGCAGTTTTCTGGCTCAGTTGTTGACTATGTGAATTCAGCAAACGAAGCTCGTAGTAAAGAAGTAGAAGAACCAAGAATCACCGAGTATATTGGCACTTGCTTCCTAAAGATTGCTGAAGGCCTTTCCCACAAACCAAACTTTTCTGGATACACCTACCGCGAAGAGATGGTAATGGACGCTGTCGAAAATTGTGTTAAGGCGATTATGAATTATGATGTAAAGAAAGCGACCCGCACTGGTTTACCCAACGCATTCTCTTACTTTACACAGATTTCATTTTATGCGTTTTTGAGACGAATCGCTAAAGAGAAAAAGCACCAGGACATTAAAGAACTTTATATGGAACACGCAGGAGCTGATGGCTTTATGCACGTTTCAGGCCATCCCGACGCAACAGGCATTGTTGATAGGTTGCGGTTTAAATCACAGATGATCAGAAATCGTGCCGCAGACAATAAAAACTTTGACCCCGTCCTCATAAAGAAGAAGCGCGCAAAGAATAAAACTATTGGCATACTTGACGAATTCTTGTAATATGCGAGTCGCTATAATCAACGATACTCATTCAGGGGTAAAGAACGGGTCTGATATTTTCTTAGATTATTCTGCTAAATTCTACGATGAGGTTTTCTTTCCGTATCTGCTAAAAAACGACATTAAGGATATCATCCATCTTGGTGACTATTTCGATCATCGAAGGTTTGTCAACTTTAAGGTTCTAAAGCACAATTACGAAGTCTTTATTAAGAAGCTTTACGATTATGATATGTACATGGATATAATTCCGGGCAATCATGATGTATATTATAAAAACACAAACAACCTAAATTCTCTAGAGCAGATCTTGGCAAAATATGACGATAGAATCCGAATTCAAATGGAGCCTACTGTCAAGAATATCGGAGGATTAGATATTGGTTTGCTTCCGTGGATTTGCGAAGATAACCAAGAGTCCTCAATGGAGTTTGTCAAAAACTCTAAAGCGTCAATCCTCATGGGCCATCTTGAGTTGGGAGGATTTAAATATATGGGCAACGCCAATATTAAATCTCATGGTTTGGATAAATCTCTGTTCGATCGGTACGATGCAGTATATTCTGGCCATTATCATACTAAGAGCAGCGAAGGCAATGTAACGTATCTTGGAACTCAATATCAACTAACGTGGTCAGATGCGAATGATCCTAAATATTTCCACATCCTCGACACCGAGACTAGAGAGCTTGAGGCTATTAGAAACCCAAATGTTCTTTTTCAGAAAATCTATTACGACGAAGATGCTATTCCAGAAATAAGTTCTGACCTAATTAAAGAAACATACATAAAGGTCATTGTCACAAAGAAGAAAGACTTATTTGTTTTTGACAAGTTCATGGAACAGATATATGATTTTAATCCGTATGAAGTCAGAATCATAGAAAACTTTGATGAATACGCCGGAGATAAAATTAATGACCAAGATGTAAAAGTTGATGATACACCAACGCTATTAAACACGTATATTGACGCAACAGAAACAAACCTAGACGCTGATGTTCTTAAGAAGATGATGCAAGAACTTTTGGTTGAAGCCCAAGCACTAGACACTATATAATGATTATATTTAAGAAACTCACCTGGAAAAACTTTCTATCTACTGGAAACAACGAATCCACAGTGTATCTCAATAGAGATAGCGCCACTCTTGTAGTTGGCTCGAATGGTTCTGGAAAATCCACTATGCTAGATGCATTATCCTTCGCGTTGTTTGGAAAGCCTCACCGCAGTATTAACAAACCGCAGTTAATCAATTCTATTAACAACAAAAACTGTTTAACTACTGTTGAGTTCAGCGTTGGAACTATCGAATATAGGATAGTCCGCGGAATCAAGCCAAACATATTTGAAGTATACCGAAATGGAAAACTGCTCAACCAAGAATCTCACTCCCGCGATTACCAAAAAATAATTGAGCAAAACATTCTAAAGCTAAATCACAAATCATTTCACCAAGTAGTCGTATTGGGTTCTTCAAACTTTATTCCGTTCATGCAGCTGCCCTCCCATCAGCGTAGAAATGTTATTGAGGACCTACTTGATATTGCTATTTTTACAAAAATGAATGGAGTGCTTAAAGAAAAAATCGTTGCACTTCGTCATACAATGTATGACACCGAGAACGAGTTGAATATTCTTAAGGAAACTCTTAAACTCCAAACATCGCACATTGATGAGTTGAAGAAGATTGATTCTAGTCAAGAGGAAAAAAGAGCAAAAGAGATCGCTGATGTTGATGAAGAAATCAACGGGTTGTTTGATAGTAATGGAGCTCTCCAAAGTGAGTACGATTCAAGCTATACAGACACTGTAGATAACCATAAGAAGGCAACATCAAACAAAACAACTCGTACTGTTGAGATTTCCAATCTTAAAAGAAAAATGGATGATGTTGTTAAAGAGTCTATGTTCTATGCGAAGAACGATCATTGTCCTACATGTGCTCAGGACATCTCACAAGATCTTAAGACGAGTAAGAACGAAGAATGTAAGCACCTCGCGAAATCTCTTAATAGTGAATATGGTGATACAAAGAACGAATTAAAGGTTGCTGAATCTGAAGTAGATAAGTTGTATGCACAGATCGTTCATTTGAATGAAGTCAATAGCAGCATGCTTCAGAACACAACAAGAATTAATATTCTTAAAAAACGTGTTGAATCGCTATCGCAGAACGTAGATCCACAAGATACAAGTGAAGCAGAAAGTAAACTGCTAGAAGATAAAGAGAAGAGGAACAATTTAAATGAAACACGTTTAGAACAGTCCACGCTAACTTCGTATTACGATGCTATCGCTGAACTTCTTCGTGATACAGGAATTAAGACAAAGGTTATTCGGCAGTATCTTCCTATTATGAATAAGTTAATTAATCAATACCTTCAGGTTTTAGATTTCTTTGTTCTTTTTCACCTCGATGATTCATTTAACGAAACAATCAAATCTCGTCATAGAGATGAATTCACATATTCCTCCTTTTCTGAAGGTGAAAAACAGAGGATCGACCTTAGCTTATTGTTCTCATGGAGGCAAATCGCCAAGATGAAAAACAGCGCTAACACCAACTTACTGATCCTAGATGAGACATTCGATTCGAGCATGGACGCAGATGGCGTTGATAACCTTCTCAAAATCTTAAATACGCTCGGTAAAGAAACTAATGTTTTCGTTATTTCTCATAAGCAGGATCTCCTTGAAGGAAAATTTCCAATGAAAATGGAGTTCGAGAAGGTGAAAAACTTTAGCCAAATAAAAAAAGATGACGATCTTTAAAGAATAATGTGTACAAACCACCAATTTCGTGGTATAATAGCCTACGTACAAACCAACACTTTCATAGCATAACCTAACCTGATTAAGTCCCCGTCTCCTTAAATGGAGGCGGGGCAACCTCTTTAAAATGACTGGAATCAAATACGATTCAGAAAAACCCGATTATAGTTTAATACCTCCTAACGCATTAGAAGATGTGGTTAAAGTGTTAACATACGGCGCCCAAAAATATGACAGAAACAATTGGCAGCACCTTGAAGATCTCGTTAATCGTTATTTCGCTGCATCTCAGCGCCATATGTGGGCACTGCAACGCGGCGAAACGTTCGATCCCGAAACCGGCATTCATCACGCCGCACATGCCGCGTGTTGCCTGATGTTCATCATCGAATTTTATTATTTACAAACTGACCAAAACACTGTATAATATACACATTATGAAAATAAGCAAAGAAACTATCGAAGTCCTGAAGAACTTTTCAGGCATTAATCAGAACCTTGTTATCAAACAGGGCAATAAGCTATCAACGATTGCTGACGCAAAAAACATTATGGCTAATGCGACTGTGACCGAAACATTCGATACCGAAGTAGGTATCTACGACCTAAATGAATTTCTCTCAGCGCTCAATCTAATTGACGATGCTGAGTTGGAGTTTGGTGAAAACTCCGTGACTATTGCGAATAGCGTAGCATCTGTGAACTATCGTTATTCAAATCCTACTATTCTCACTTCTCCGCAGAAGGAAGTAAACATGCCCGATGCCGATTTCAGTGTTGAACTCGCATCTAGTACTATTAGCGAAATCAGAAAAGCAGGTGGCGCATTGGGTCACGCTGTTGTTTCTATTTCATCCTCTGAAGACAGCGATAAAGTTTATCTAGAGGTAAAAGATCCGGGCAATTCATCAGCAAACACGTATCGCCTCAATATTGGTGACGATGAATCACGCACATACGACTTCCAATTTCTCATTTCAAACCTAAAACTCTTGCCAGACGACTACGAAATTTCAGTAAGTTCTAAACTTATTTCGCAGTGGAAAGGTATAAATAGCAAAACCCAGTATTGGATTGCACTCGAAAAGAACTCAACATTTAACTCCTAACATTATGTCAGAAAAAACAGTAAAACCTACTCAAGAAGTAGAAGACAACACGAACGAAGAAGCTCAAACTACTGAGCCTCAAATTTCGTTCGATCAAATCAGAGCAGTAACAGACATCATCGATATGTGCTCCGCCCGCGGATCATTTAAAGGTGTAGAGCTTGAAGCTGTAGGCCAAATTCGGAACGCGTTTGGTGCATTCGTTGATTTCCACGCGCCAAAACAAGAAGAAGAACCGCCACCTACTCCCAGCGCTGAGGCGACTGAGGAAACCTCGGAGTAGTTAAGCTGCAACCTGGACTAAGTTGTAAAACTGGTCCAACTTAATTTATGAAAAAACAATACGCATATATACAAACCGTTGAAAACAGCGGTAAACGCACGTCGGCCGGTTCTCAGTATTTTCAACTTGTGAGTGAAGATGGCAATGTATTTTTCTTTACAGAGAATGATATGAAAAAGGCCAAGTCCCGTGCCCTGAAGAATTGTGAAGATCTCGTATTGACCGATGTCACATTCGATGTTGTCATCGATAAATGGGGACTTTACAAGAATATCACTTTAAGAGAAGCACTTGGTAAAATATTTCTTCCTTGGAATTGGTAATCTAATGCTTTCTTAGCTCAGTTGGTAGAGCAGCTCACTTGTAATGAGCAGGTCGTCGGTTCGAACCCGACAGAAAGCTCCATTCCGGCGTAGCTCAGTGGTAGAGCGGGTGACTGTTAATCACTAGGTCCTTGGTTCGAACCCAAGCGCCGGAGCCACCTTTAAATACACTTCAATTAGGTGTGTACATTTGGTCGAAATCAGTGTAGAATATATCTGTTATGAGTAAGAGTGAATTCCTTTGGGTTGAAAAGTATCGCCCACAAACTATCGAGGATTGCATCCTCCCGGTAAGTCTAAAAAAGACTTTCCAACAAATCGTTGACAGCGGAGAAATGCATAATATGCTTCTCAGCGGTTCAGCAGGCCTCGGCAAAACGACTGTTGCCAGAGCGCTATGTAATCAACTAAACCTCGATTACATTATTATCAACGCGTCAGAAGAGAGCGGCATTGATGTCCTTCGTTCTAAGATTAAACAATTTGCATCTTCTGTTTCATTGAGCGGTGGCATCAAAGTGGTCATTTTGGACGAAGCAGATTACTTGAATGCGCAATCAACTCAACCTGCACTCCGCGGATTTATTGAAGAATTCAGTGCCAATTGCCGCTTCATTCTAACGTGTAACTTTAAGAACAGAATTATTGAACCACTGCATTCGCGGTGTTCTGTCATCGAGTTTAATACTACTAAAAAACAGCTTGCTGGCCTTGCTGCTAGTTTTATGAAACGGCTGCAGATGATGCTCACTACTGAAGGAGTTGACTTCAATAATAAAATCCTTGCTGAATTGATTATGCGTTATGCGCCTGATTGGCGTAGAGTTATTAATGAATGTCAGCGTTATTCGTCATCTGGTGAAATCACTTCGGACATCCTTATTGGTCTTTCAGATCAGAATATCGCAGCATTGGTAGGATTCTTAAAGAGCAAAGACTTTAAGAGCATGCGCGCATGGGTAACAAATAACACTGATATAGATTCTTCTGTGATATTCCGTAGGATCTATGACACGCTATACGACTTTGCCCAACCGCAATCGATCCCTTCAATTATTCTTATTCTTGCTGATTATCAATATAAAGTAGGATTTGTTGCTGACAAGGAACTAAACACTGTTGCGTGTCTCACTGAAATAATGGCATCATCTGAGTGGAAATGAGCAAAGTAACACCTTTCACATTTATAAATTCCATCAATGATGGACGTAAAGGGAAACATTTACTTGAAGATTGTAAGGCAGATCAATCGCTTGAAACTTCTAATCCTGATTCTATTGAAAAATCATATGTGCCTTTTGTGATTAATCGCGGGTTGTCTTATTTTAAAGACACTGTATTATTTGCTAATGAGATGAACATTAGTCATACACTACCCAATCGCATGCAGTATGACTTCTATAGAAATATGGTAACACCGAAGCGAAGGTTTTCGAAATGGTCTAAAAAGAAAGATGTTACGGGTGATATCGCTATTATACAAAAAGAGTACGGATACTCAAGAGAGAAAGCTGAGGTTGTTTACCCGATATTTAATGCAAATGAAATAAATAAACTCTATAAGAAACACGATAAAGGAGGAGTATAGATGAAGATTAAAATTGAAGTAACAGATGAATTTAACGAGGAAGCTGAGGAAGTAGCTGAATTTACTAGAGAACTAGTGTATCTAACCGATGCCCGAATTACCGCACTTTTCAAAAAGGCCAAAGAAAACGGTTGGTATACAGGACATGACACAGTTGTACAAGGCTTACTATTTGACTTTTGCAAAAACAGCAGAACTCGTGGCTCTTGGTCAGACTATTGTAGCACCTCAAGATTGCGGCCAGCCGAGAATGTCCCTTGGAAAGAACACACTAGTTGAAGGTTTACGTTTCTATAAATACTTCTATGAATGAAGATATTGTAGAATGGACACCTGCTAGTATGCTCGAAGTGCGGCTCGAAGAGCCAGACGACTTTCTAAAAATCAAAGAAACTCTAACACGTATTGGTGTATCTTCGAAGAAGGAACATAACACATTGTACCAAAGTTGTCATATTCTACATAAGCAAGGTCATTACTTTATTGTGCATTTTAAAGAACTCTTCTTGCTTGATGGGAAACCCTCTAATTTCACCGAAGATGACTTGGCCCGAAGAAACACTATTACCACATTGCTTTCCGATTGGGGTTTGCTTGAACTGGTAATGCCATCAGCTGCATTACCTAAAACAACTTTACGCGCAATTAAAATAATCTCGCATCGTGATAAAAAAGACTGGAATCTTGAATCAAAATACACAATTGGAAACGTTAAATCGTACAAATAATTTCCGCGTTCATTGAAGAAAGCTGTAATTATAGTATGTACTTCCTTGGCCGGTTTGGTATAATAGCCATATGCTTCTAGGGGGATTTTACACGAGTGTCGAAAGGCTTGCGAACAACTTACTTTACCGCGGATACGATGATAATGGTAAGAAAATCTCTCACCGCATTAAGTACAAGCCTACACTCTACTTAAAATCTAAAAAGCCAAATCCACCGTGGAAGTCACTCGATGGTGTTCCTGTTGAACCGCTACAGTTCACTTCGATGTCGGATCATCGAGAGTTCGAAAAAACCTACCGCGGTGTCCCTGACTTTAAGCTATATGGTAATGCTCGACACATTCCGGCATTTATCCAAGGTCAGTTTCCCAATGAAGTTCCATACGACCGTCGATTAATCGATATTGCATCTTTAGATATCGAAACCTCATTTGGTGATGGATTCCCCGAGATCGACAATCCTGTAAATGAGATCCTCACGATCGCTTACAAAAGTTCTAAAGATGACACTTATCGTGTATGGGGTGTAAAACCCTACGATGAATCAATCACACAACTTAAGCATCTGAAGATTGAGTATCGTCAATTCACCGATGAGCAGTCGATGCTACAGGCTTTTATCGAATATTGGGCTTCACCAGAAAACACACCTGACATTATCACTGGTTGGAACACGCGGTTCTTTGATATACCTTACCTGATTTCGAGAATGGCTTTCCTCCTAGGAGAGGATATAGTTCGCAACTTCTCACCATGGCGTAAGATCGAACGTAGAGATATCCGCGTTCAAGGAACTGTTAGAACAACCTTTGATATTATTGGGATTCAACATCTTGACTATATGGAGTTGTTTAAGAAATTCGCTTACACGTATGGCAATCAAGAATCGTACTCTCTTAATCACATCTCTAGTGTTGTCCTTGGAGAAAAGAAGCTAGACTATTCTGAGATTGGTTCTCTGCGAGATCTCTATGATGCTGACTTCCAAATGTTCGTGGATTATAACATTAAGGATGTCGAACTTATTGAGCGTATGGAAGAAAAGCTCGGGCTTATTACACTCGTTATGACTATGGCATATCTCGGAGGTGTGAACTACCAAGACACTCTTGGCACTTGCGCGATATGGGATTCTATTATTTTCCGTCGACTTGCACGCGCTAAGATTGCTGTTCTTCCTGCAGTTGAAAAGGTAACTGAAGCATTCCCAGGCGGTTACGTTAAACCACCGCAAGTTGGAATGCACAATTGGGTAATGTCTTTTGACCTCAACTCTCTTTATCCGAACCTAATTATTCAATATAATATGTCGCCCGAAACCCTTCTTACAATGCCTGGTGCAGAAGGGGCAACAGCGTCTAACGGTGCTGTTTTCAGTACGACTAAGAAAGGCATCATCCCAGAAATCGTTGAAGAACTATATGCAAAACGAGTCGTAGTCAAAAAAGAAATGTTGCAAGCAAAAACCAAATTAGAAACGATTTCTAAAAAGAAGCGAACTGAATACCTCGCTACTTCAGGACAAGTTGCTAGATTGGAGACACTGCAGACTGCGATTAAGCTACTTCTTAACTCATTATATGGTGCTATGGGTAATAAGTATTTCAGATATTTTGATTTGCGAATCGCTTCAGCAATTACACTGACTGGCCAAGAGGTTATTAAGCACGCTGAGAAAAGTGTTAACGTATTCCTCAACAAGTTCGTCGGAGAGGAAAAAGACCGAGTTATTGCAATGGATACTGACTCGCTTTATATTGGTGTTGAAGACGTTATTGATAAGTTCAACCCGAAGAATCCAGTCAATTTCCTTGATGAGTTTGGGTCAAAGGCAGTAGAACCAATGTTAGAAAAGGCATTTGGTGAGTTCGCTGAAAAGACTAATGCGTATACAAACCGAATGGTTATGAAGCGCGAGGCTATTGCAGATCGCGGTATATGGACTGCTAAAAAGCGTTATATTCTCAATGTGCATAACAATGAAGGTGTGCAATATGCCGAACCAAAAATCAAGATCATGGGCATCGAGGCTATAAAGTCTTCTACTCCGCAAGTGTGCCGCGAAGCTATGCGGCAGATGTTTAAAATCATTGTTACAGGAGATGAGGAAAAAACACAATCTGCAGTCAGATTATTTAAAGATCACTTTAAGTCGTTGCCTCCAGATGAAATCGCGTTCCCTCGTGGAGTGTCTGACATAACCAAATGGTCAAGTCAGTCGACAGTGTATAAGAAAGGTACGCCAATTCACGTCAGAGGATCTTTACTCTATAATAAACAAGTGAGGTCATCAGGCCTAGAAAAGCAATACGCAATCATTCAAAACGGCGATAAGATCAAATTTCTTTACCTCACAGTTCCCAACATTATTCAAGAAAATATCATATCTTTCCCAGGCCATCTTCCAGAAGAATTGAATTTGCATAAGTATGTGAACCACGATCTACAGTTCGAAAAAACATTCCTCGATCCGATCAATATTATCCTTGATGCGATCGGATGGTCAGCAGAACCTCGAGCTGATTTACAAGAATTCTTCTTTTAACATGTACATTCAAGTAAAATCAGTGTAGAATATGGGTATATGAGAACAACAGATTGGGTAAAAGATGTGCACGAGATGCACAAAAAATATGGTGTCCACGAAGCAGTGGAAAAGTTCGACAGTAGTAAGCTCCGAGAGTATTTACAGTTTCGTTTAAACTTTATTGAAGAAGAGCTCAATGAGACAATGGCTGCTGCAGTACTAGTGACTGAAAATTCTGTTGATGCCGAAGAAGTTGTTGATGGATTAATTGATATGTGTGTCGTAGCAATTGGCACGCTAGATGTATTTGGCATTAACGCGCAAGAAGCTTGGGATAAAGTTCATGCTGCTAATATGAATAAAGAAGTTGGTGTTAAACCAGAACGCCCAAATCCACTAGGATTGCCCGATCTCATTAAGCCAGCTGGCTGGGTTGCACCATGCCACGAAGGTAACCACGGCAAAATTTCAGGCCTGTAAAATGTTTTCTCTCACAATATTCAATTCTATCTTCGATAACAAGACACATCGAAGAATGGCTTTTTCCAATTGGGAAGAGTTCGAGAAATTGTTATATTCGTTGAGTACACAACCTGGTTATAAACCAAAAAAAGGAGAAAGAAAAAATGGATCACCTCTTATCACTCCCGCGATTTACGCCGAAGACACCACGAGGGCCAATCGCAATGTTGTGTCATGGGCTAGTTGGGTTGCTATGGACATTGATGAATATGAAGGTTCTTTCGAGGAAACGATCGAGGCCTTTAAAGGTAATCGATTCGTGTGCTATAGCTCTGCATCTTCATCGAAAGAGAAACCAAAATTCAGAATAGTATTTCCACTAACGCATGATGTAAAAGCTGAAAAGATAAAGCATCTTTGGTTCGCAGTGAACAAAGAATATAATTCACTTGGTGACCCACAAACCAAGGATTTGTCGCGGATGTACTACGTACCAGCTCAGTACCCAAATGCGTATAACTTCATATTCACTCATGAAGGCCCGCATCTAGATCCTGAAAAATTAATGGCGAAACATAGTTTTGTCACTTCTTCGAGTAATAGCTTGAGTGATAATCTTCCCGAGTCTATTCAGAAGGAACTTAATAAGCACTATGCGAATAAGCTTACGAATACGAATATCAAATGGGGATCGTATCGCGATTGCCCATTTGTAAATAAGCAGCTTGTTGCTGAGTATGTCACTATTAATGAATCTGGTTGGTACCATCAAATGTACCGAATTATGATGAGTATCGCAGCAAACGCAATCCGTAGAAAGTATCCAATTACGCCAGCTGACATTGAAGGCCTCGTCCGCGAGATTGATTCGGAGAATGGTGGTTGGTATAAAGGCCGTCCAGTAAAACTCGAATCTGCGAGAGCAATAGATTTCGCTCTTAAGAGTGTATCATTTTAATATATTTAAACAATTCTCTTATTTAAAAGAGCGCGGCGGAAAAATAACATGTACATTCCGCTGAAATCAGTGTAGAATATAGTAATAATCAAGCTAGAACATGAGTATGAAAAAAGAAAAGAAACGTGGGTTTTTAGAAAATATCGCGTATGTGGCAATCCTT